GTGGCTCAAAATGGCGGATTAGTGTAATGGTAACACATAAGGCTCATAACCTTAAATTGGCAGTTCGAGTCTGTCGTCCGCAACAATAGCCCGAAGTACAAGGGAACGAAGATAGAGTAAGTCCTCTGCGAAAGTATGAACCTCTCCAAATCGTGTGTTGGCACAGTTAGCAACTCTGGGGGTAATCTAAAAGTTGCAAAATAGTCAGGTGGCGGAATAGTAGACGCTAAATGTTGGTTAGAAGAGAAACTTACACCACACAAACAAATCTCTTCATATAGGTTCAAGTCCTGTCCTGACTACAAAATCCAGTGTTCGTGAGGTGTAAGCAACAGGAACGAAAACACCCTCATTAAATATGTTGCACGTGTAAGTAATGGAACCTTACACAAATCGGAAGATTGGCAGAGTGGTCGATTGCGGCAGTCTTGAAAACTGTTGAACCGAAAGGTTCCGTAGGTTCGAATCCTACATCTTCCGCACCTTAATACCAATTCGGGTTCGTGAACAAAGGAGGCCTGTTCTTCTCGTGCAAGAAAGAAATCACGTTAAATCTCCTCATGCTAGGTGGTGGTGGTGACCTAGCAAAATTACCCTCTCGTCTAACGGCAGGACAACTGGTTTTGGTCCAGTTAATTGGAGTTCGAATCTCTGGGGGGTAACAAGATGCTCGGTTCGTCTATCGGTTAGGACACCAGGTTTTCATCCTGGTAAGAGGGGTTCGACTCCCCTACCGAGTACAAATTAGAAGTTCCTGGACTTAACAAGAAAGGAAACAAATTATGAATGAAATTATTTTAGCTTATGGTTTGGGGATTGTAAGTGTTGGTCTATTTGTACTGGCACGTGTGGTTCTCAAGGCAGACAAAAAAGTTATCGAACATCAACAATCAATTGAGAGTCTTCAGAGAGAGTATGAACGTAATGTTGAGAGTCTTTATCGACACGTCGACGATCAAAGAAACATTACTAACCGAGACTTTGAGGATGTTCACAGAAAAATTGATTCTAGGATTGATAAACTAGAATTTAAAATGAAAGACCAGTTAAACTTTATTAAAAACAAAACTAGTCAGGCTTATTAACAAAATGTAAAACCCGTCTTGGAACTTCTAATTTTCTAGACCCTTAGCTCAGTAGGTTAGAGCAACTGACTCATAATTAGTGTGCCGGTGGTTCGATCCCATCAGGGTCTACCGCAGTGAGATGCTTATCCTCAAAGGATCTATCATTTAGTTGGTAGGTCCTTTTTTTATGTCTATTTATCAGGGACTATGGCACCAACTAAAGGAAAATCAAAATCCGCTGCTGTTATTGTAAAGATTGCAAAGAAGCAGGTTAAACGTAAAGGCATTCATGCTAAGACTAAAATGTCTAAAAATAAAAACTCTAAAAACTACGTGAAGGTCTCGAGAGGTCAAGGTTAATTTGCACTTTTAATTACATTTACTTATATTAACTGTTATGAACAGTTCATGGAGAATTATTGCTATTCAACCCGATAAACACATTGCCGGAGTATTAAGATTAAAAGATAATAAGAGATTCTTCCTCGGTGATATTACACCATATGGTCCTATTAGTAATTTTAGTGTTTACCAAGGGTCTATACAGGTAGAGTTAGGTTATAGTAATGTTCATGGTATAAGAGAGATTCATCGAGCAACCCTTAAGTCTTTACAGGAGTTGCCTTAAGTTTTTCTCTACTTCACCGCTATTTATATAAAAGCGCTTTTTAAAATGAATAAAGAATTTATAAGAATGCAGAAACTCGCCGGTCTTATGACTGAGGGGTTGTACACTTCTGATGCGAAGGCTTCTCTGGAGGCTATGTCTCATGAGAGTGAGCCTAGAATGACTAAGAGGGTATTAAAGGAGAAGATTAAAAACATGATGATGAAGGGTGAGGGTTATCAAGGATCTCCTCATGATTCTTCTGAAGAGATGGCTTTAGATATGATTAAAACCGGTGCTGGGTTACCTGGTGGTAGTTTGGAGGAGACTCCTGAAGATATTGCTACTAGAGAGGTGGGTAGTATGGATGAAGCTTCCTACGAAGGTTCTGAAAGAATGGATGGTCTTGCTCCGATAGCTGCTAAGAAGGCTTTGTTGAGTGGTGCTCGTATGATTATTGGTGCTCTAAAGAGAGATGGCTTTGAAGAAGAAGATATTCATGATTACCTATTAGATCTAATTACTACTTTGCCGTCTGAGGAAGATCTTTTCGAAGCTAAAAAAGATGAAGAGGTAGATACTGAGGAGGTTATTGTTGCTAAGGATGAGGTTCCGGCTGAAGAGACTCCTGTAGAGGATACTACAGCGGATATTGATATGGATGGAACTCCTGATATAGATACTGGTTCTCCAGAAGCTAAGAAAACTTTAACAGCACTTATGGATTCTTTTAATGCAGCTAAACAATTAGGTGATCCTAAATTGATCCAGATGGCTGCTAACCAGTTGACTTATTTTAATAAGAATATTCTTTTTAAAGCAGGACAGCCTCAAGCATAAATAAACTAAATATATTGGGAAAGGATGCCTCACGGTGTCCTTTTCTTATTTATAGATAAGATGGATCCTACACTTGTATTTGGATTATTTCAAGACCCTGAAGATAAATCAGAGGGTAAGGTTAAGGAGATTGTTGATTTCTCAGAGCATCCGTATATATTAATGAATATGTTTTCTCGAATTATTTTTAGAGGAGATGTTGTTAATGATCAAATAATGAAATTCTTTGCAGAGATAAATAGAGAGATAACTACAGAGGGTTTACAGGTACTTAATAGGGGGGTAATTTTCCATAAAGCTTATTCGTACATATCTAAGTTGGATCTTGAAAACTCCTTCCACGTAGAGACGCTTTTAGATAAAGCAGATGATACCTTTTTACAGGCTTGTGATCTATCAATAGAGTATTTTACCGAGGTGGAAGAGTATGAAAAGTGTCTGTTTATAAAAAAGTTTAAAGATTTTATAGAGTTTTCTCAAAAGAAGTTGCCTTTGTGATTTTCTGTTCTTATCATCTATACATGGGGGTTGGGAATAAAAGGGGTAAGAGGGGTGATATAAGGGGTATGATTATAATGATTAATAATAAAAGGGATATAATAATATGAGATATAGAGATCAAGTAATTAACAAAGTAGAGGTATTAGAGAGTACTTTGAAAGTATTAAGACAGGTTGTACAAAGACAGGAACCAATTAAATCTTATTTAGATACTATTGATAGAGCAGAACAACAGCTCGAACAGATCAAACAGTATGTTGAAATGGAGCCTAGAACTTCTAATGAAGTAGGTGGCTTTTCCGGCAATAGGTAATTATCTTTATAATATGAATTTGACAGCAGAACAAGTCCAATCCAATTGGGAAGAGTTTTTAGGGTATATTGATAAGTATATTTCTTCCCCAAGAAAAGAAGATCTTCGTAAATTTTACGAGGACCGGGTGGATAGATTTATCCTCATGCCGGCAGCTCATACTACTAAATACCATAACTGTTTTCCCGGAGGTTATATTGAGCATGTTAACCGTGTTATTAAAGCCTCCTTGCATTTTGCAAAGCTTTGGGAAAAGTTTGGTTGCGATATGACTACCTTCACTATTGAAGAGTTAGTATTTTCTGCAATTAATCACGACTTAGGTAAGGTGGGAGATTCTACTCAAGATTTATACCTACCTGGAAAGGATGAATGGAGAAAGAAGAACTTAGGGGAAATTTATTCTTATAATACTGAGGTTGGTTTTATGACTATTCCAGACCGTTCATTATTCTTACTTCAGGAAGCTGGTATCAGGTATACCCTTAACGAGATGATCGCTATCAGGACTCACGACGGTCTCTATGATGAGGCAAACAAGGCGTATCTTATCTCCAGAATGCCAGAGAGCAAGCCACGTTCTGTAATTGCTTATATTTTACATCAGGCAGACTTTATGTCTTCTGTTGTTGAATTAACGATCAACCCAGTAGAGCAGCCAAAATCAAAACAATTCAGTATCTCAAAAGAGACTACCCAGAAAAATCCAACAACGCATCAACAGCAAGCTAAAAACAAAGCTCTATCAAACATTCAAAGTGATGGGTTGAAAAGTGCGATGTCAAATTTCTTTACTGACTAATGGAAATTATAATAAGCCTCCTCATTTTAGTAGCGGGTGTATTAAGTTACACAACCTACAACTTGCTCAAGAAGAATGAGAAGCAAGAAGACATCTTAGCATCTTACCTCATCTACATGGATCAACTATCTAAGATTATTGAACACAGTAGTGAACGGTTGAAAAAAATAGACAACAAAGGTACATTTGAAAGCGATGATGAGATTGGTTGGTTTTTCGAACAAATTAAGGTTATTCAAGAACGATTAAATAACTTTAAACTAACCAATGGAGGAGAAGAAGAATAAAAATTATTTCACTCACGATACTGAGCTTGCTATAATTAAATACGTTAACACGGATGATTATGCAGAAAGGAATAAACTATATAGGGAAGAGATACATTACGCTCTCTTTAAATTAACTCAAAACTTAATTCATACTTTTAAGTTCTACTATACCGAAGAAACCAACTTAGAAGATCTTCAACACGAAGTAATCACCTTCTTACTAACCAAACTCGACCGCTTTAATCCAGAAAATGGAGCTAAAGCTTATTCTTATTTCGGAACCGTCGCTAAGAGGTATTTGATTGCATCAAACCAGAAGAATTACAAAAAGAGGATGGAACTACTGTCCCTTGATACTTTAAATACAGAACAAGAAGACGGTGAGGTGGTATACGGTGATATAGTAGATCCTACTGCACCTCGTCCAGACATACAAACTTACCACCCCGTAGATGAAATATCAGAGTTTTTAGATATATACGTTAAGTACTGTACAGATAACATCTACGAACTATTCCCTAAAGATGAAGATGCTCAAATTGCAGATGCTATCTTAGAGCTTTTTAGAAAAAGAGAATTTATTACGATCTTCAACAAGAAAGCACTATACATATACATCAGGGAGATAGTAGATATTAAAACACCGAGAATCACAAAAGTAGCTAGTGAATTAGGAGATCTCTATAAAAAGCATTACGCATTCTACTTAGAGAACGGATACGCAAACTTCTAAACCTTACTACTTTCTATTTATAAAAAATAGACTACTCATGAGTTTAGATAAATTAATATTTAAGAACAAGAAATTCGCAGACCTTCTAGAAGAGATTTACGACAATCAGAAGAAGAAAGAGAAGCAGATTTCAACTCTTATTTCTGAATTACGTCCTCTAATTGAAGATACCGGCGATGCTACTTTGATCGTTCCTTTGATTAAGGAATATTTAGAGATCGGGGTTAAGAATGATGATCAGCTTGTAAAAGTTGCAACTATCATCCAACGTATCTTCCAGAATCAAGACTCTGCTACAGACTCATTCGGAATCTCTGATGAGGAGAGAGAACAGTTAATGAAAGAGATTAACAATATCAAAGAAGATAAGTAATGGAGTTTCAAGTTGCAGTAGTTAAGGATGTTGTATTAGATGATACAAGTAAGTACTTTACCAATGTGGGAGAGTATAACGGACTTGGATCAATCTATTTTGAAGTTGTCAAGGGTAATTACAAATCAAAAGGATTTGCTAAACCCTATTTTTCAAACATCTCTAACTTCCCACTACTTGAAGAATTAGTCTATATATTCTCCCTACCTTCACCAGATATTCAAAACAATAACTACAAGAAGGTTTATTATTATATTACTCCGATCAACGTTTGGAATAGTAATCACCACAACGGAATTCCTAACATTTTTAGAAATACAGAAGTTCCCGAGTCACAACAAAGAGATTACACACAGACTGAAGCAGGAGCTGTACGTAGAGTAGAAGATGGTAGTAGCGATATCGTTCTAGGTAAAACTTTCAAAGAGAAATCAAACATTAAACCCTTACGTAAATTTGAAGGTGATTTTGTACTTGAAGGAAGATTAGGTAACTCTATTAGGTTTGGTTCTACGATACTCTTGAACGATAAACCTATAACACCTTGGTCGACTGGAAGTAATAGTGGAGACCCTATTATACTAATTAGAAACGGGCAAGGAGATAGGGGATCTGTTGGCTACTTACCAACTGTCGAAGATATTAATTTAGACCCATCTTCAATTTATTTAACATCAACTCAGAATATACCCTTAGTAGCATCAAGCACCACCTACTTTAGTTACAAGACAGATCCCCCAACTAACCCAAATCAATACACAGGAAAACAAATACTTGTAAATTCAGGTAGGTTAGTGTTCAACACAACAGAAGATCACCTACTACTAAGCTCTGTAAAAAGTATTAGTCTAAGCTCTTTATTAAGTGTAAATCTAGACGCATCAGAAGTTATAATGCAAACTGGAAAAATATACCTAGGATCTAAAAACGCAAACGAACAGTTAGTTTTAGGTAATACTGCTGTAGCTCAACTAGAAGAAATAGTAGACATACTTAAAACATTGCTTAATGCCTGTAAACTCGCTGCAAACAGTGGAGGACCTGTAGCATCATTAAAAGGTGTTGCTGATACTTTAACGACAAGATTAAATTCAATAAATTTAAAAGCAATGCTCTCTAACTCTAACTATACTGTATAATGACACCACAAGAACTAGAAAACCAAAGAGAGCAGGAGAGACAGGATAGGAAAAAGTTACAGAGGAGACTCGCTCTGCAAAAAGTAGCGACAACGGCAATCATAACAGCAGCAACACAGACTACCGCCCTTGATAGACTTAATGAAAGTATAAACTCAAAAGTAGCTATTGTACGAGATAAAGCAATCACCCAATTAACAAACCTAGCAGCAGATTTAGGAATCGAAGGATTAGAAACAGGAAACCCTCAGTTACCCGACCTATGCCCCTCCCAACCTATTTTAGAAAAAGCAACAACTATCCGTAACGCTCTACTTACCGATCTAGAGAATACAGCCAAGTATGTTAATATAATAAATCAATCCTTACTAGTAGTTAACAGTCTATTAAAAGGAAGTATCAACGCAGTAACCGCTATCAACCTTATAAAAACCGCATCTGCAATAGGCGTTAAAGCAGCTCCAACTGTCCCTGGATTTGTAACCTCCCTTCTTGCAGACCTAGACGATATAAGAACATTATTGACTTTCGATAAAGAAGGTAACCCTAAATTAGTTAGGTTAAAACAAGTTGTAGAGAACGGAACTACTTACGTATCGACTGCTGCAAATGTAATAAACATACTATTAGGACTATTATTAGTAATTGATAGGGTTCTCGAAAAATGTGGCAAAAGACCAAACCCAGTTGGGGATGATATTAAGAACCTAGCATCAGTAGTAGTTACAGCAGAGAATAGTAATACTGATACTATCTACAAAGGATTCACCTTTGAGATCGTAGACAAATACTTTAGCCCAACTCTAAACCAAAAGATAGGGCAAGCTAAAAATAAACAAGGAATCGTTTTACTTCAGACCGAACCTTCATTCACCCAAAACCCCCAAGTACTAATTGAGGAGTTGAAACTGATTATTGATAGAGACAATCTAAAAGCCGATTAAGAAATATTTATAAAAGATGGATACCAAATTATTTAAAAAACTTATTAAAGAAGCCGTAAAGGAAGCTATCCAGGAAGAAATCAAAGACATCCTGTTAGAAGCAGTACGTGCTCCTAAGACAGTTATTCAAGAAAGTTATGCCCCACCAGTTCAAACATTAACAAGCACACCAACCGTACCTACTGTTAATGCAAGAGGTAAATACAGAGAGCTACTAGGTGAAATGATGGAATCGAGAAATGGAAATATTTCAATGACCTCAAACGATGCTGTAAGCTTCGGTCAACAACCTGGATATAGACCACCTGTAAGTGCAAACACAACTGGAGAAGGATCTTCATTACCTCCCGGAGAGGTTAACTTAGACCAAATTATGGGTCTTATGAGTAAGAAATAATGGCATACGGCGCTAGAAGAATATACCCTATTGATTTAGCTACTAGTAAAGCAGTAGGTGTGTCGCTGCCGTTTAACGGTAACGCCGTCTTCAAGCCCACCTATACTACTAAAGAAGCAATAAAGACAAACCTCATTAATTTCCTATTAACAGGTCAAGGTGAGAGAGTTTTTAACCCTGGCTTCGGAGCAGGTTTACGGAAATTCGTATTTCAACAAATTAGTACCCAAGGAGTATCAGAAATTGAAAATTATATTTTATCTGTTATAGAAAAATACTTTCCAAACATTCAAGGTGTAGTACAAATACAGTCGACACCAGACCGGAATACAATTCTAATAACAATTACATATAGTATAGTAAATACTGGTATAAACGATACTGCACAAATAAATCTAAGCAATGGCTGAAAATAAAGATATAAAATATTTTAATAGGGATTTTGCAGGGTTGAGGAACCTCCTTGTTGATTTTTCCAAAACCTACTTCCCTAACACCTATAACGACTTCTCTCCATCATCTCCCGGGATGATGTTTATGGAAATGTCTGCGTATGTAGGTGATGTATTATCATTTTACCTAGATAACCAAATACAAGAAACCTACCTACAGTATGCAAAGCAATCTACAAGTCTATATACACTAGCCTACATGTTAGGGTATAGACCTAAAGTAACCAAAGCTGCAACTGTTGATATTGATTTTTACCAACAAGTACCCTCTAAGCTATCCGGAAGTGTATACATTCCAGATTTAGATTACGCACTACTATTTGCTCAAAACACTCAACTTAAATCAGCAACAGGAGATAATTATTTCCTAGTTCAAGATCCAATTGATTTTTCTTCTTCAAGCTCTTTCGACCCTACTGAAACAACAGTTTATCAAATTTCTGCAGGAGCACCACAGTACTACCTTCTTAAGAAATCAAGAAAGGGTATTTCCGGGCAAATTCAAACAACTACATATAATTTTGC